CCTATGGACACGGTGTCAGAGGCAGATATGGCATACAACTTAGGTAAGTTGGGTGGCCTTTCTATTATCCACCGTTATAATACAATTGAAAAGCAATCCGCAATGGTTGCATCCATTAGTGAAGAGGTCCAAGTTGGTGTCGCGGTGGGAATTGTTGGAGATTACATTGAAAGGGCAATGTCTGCTGCCTTTGCCGGTGCAGAAGTTATTTGCATTGATGTTGCACATGGGCATCACATTCTTATGAAAGAAGCATTAACAGCTTTAAGAAAGAGAATGGGTGAGTCAATTCACATTATGGCAGGGAACGTAGCAACCTTAGAGGGTTATAATGATTTGGCTGATTGGGGCGCTGATAGTATTAGATGTAATATTGGAGGTGGTAGTATTTGTACTACAAGAATACAAACGGGGCACGGTGTTCCAGGGCTTGAGACAATATTCCAATGCGCCCAATCAGACCGAAATGCAAAAATCATTGCAGATGGCGGCCTTAAAAATTCGGGTGACATTGTTAAGGCTCTTGCTGCTGGCGCTGATGCTGTTATGTTGGGATCACTCCTTGCAGGAACAAGTTGTTCCCCAGGAACAATCTTTAAAACAAAAAGCGGAGAACTAAGAAAGACTTATCGTGGCATGGCTTCTGCTGCTGCTCAAGAGGAATGGAGAGGCAAAGTTTCATCATGTGAAGGCATCTCATCTTCAGTTGTTTATAGGGGCAAGCTAGCAGATACAATTAAAGGGTTAGAGAAGGGTATCCGTTCAGGTTTATCTTATTCAGGTGCGCGGACTGTAAGGGAACTACAGGCGAAGGCTCAATGGCTACAGCAAAGCGGCGCAAGCTCTACAGAAAGTTCAGCACATATTAGGTTAAGATGAGTCAGCCAACAAAAAACATAAAAATTACTATTCCCGCAAAATTACATATTGACTTTCGTAATAGATTATTGTATGATGAAATGACAATGATGACATTCTTTTCGTATATTATTCACGAATACACCAATAACTCAGAGTTGATGGTACAGGTTGTTTGTGATATTATGAATAAAAGAAAGTTGAGATCCAAGAGACTGATAAAAAATAAAGCAAGATTAACCAAGAAAGGGGAAATAAATCTAAAAAAGAACTTTTTGTCAGATGACGAGGTTGAAGTTATATATGATACTATTGAGAGGTTTGACATAAATGAAGTGTAAAAGCGATATAATAAACGGTAAATCCCCATGTCGCAATCAAGAGTGTAGAAACTGGATAGATTATGATGAAGACAAAAATTGTTGTCTCATAAGCGTAGATAGGCACGGTCAAATGACACTGATGCAAGTAGCAAAGAGGTTGGGGGTATCACACGTTAGAGTAAAACAGATACAAGATAAAGCATTGATAAAATTAAAAAAGAAAGACAAGGGGCAAGATTGAGCGTTTTGTTTTTTAAAATACTATTTATTACAGGTTTTATGACAAGGAGATTATGACCAATGAAAAAGAGACTATTAGAAGAGAATACAATTCGCCAATTCATGAAGTTGGCACAACTTGAGCCGCTCGCCTCTGATTTCCTCAAAGAAGGTGAAGATCGAGAAATGGAAGAAAACGCCGACGCTTATATGGAAGAGGCCGACGTTTATACAGAAGAGGCAGAAGCCGATATGGAGGATGCCGACGTTGATATGGAAGATACCGACGTTGATATGGAAGATCCCGACGTTGATATGGAAGATCCCGACGTTGATATGGAAGAGTCTGAATCCGATACAGAAATTAATATCACTCCAGACCAAGCACGCGCAATTATTGCGGTTGCTGACATGCTAAAAGACATCATGCCAGAAATGGAAGACGAAGAGCCTGAAGAAGAATTGGACATGGAAGAGCCAGAAGCCGAAATGGCAATGGGTGCTGAAGAGGAAGAAGAAGGCGTCGCGGATATGGAAATAGGCGCTGAAGAGGAACTCGCAGAGCAAGTCATGAAAAGAGTTCAGAAACGCTTAAGAGAAATAAGAAATAAGTAAATAAAACTTTTTATAAAACCTTATTGAAAGCCGTAAAATAATATTTTACGGCTTTCTTTATTTTTATACTTGACAAATTTTAAATATATGTTATATTATTTATGTACATCTTTACAAGGAGAGAGAATGAAACAATACAGCAAAAATCAAGAATTACAACAAAAACTATTAAAAGGCGTTGAAGTATTAGCAGATAATGTGTGTTCAACTTTGGGTCCAAAAGGACGCAACGTAATTTTAAAGGGAAGGGAGGGAAACCCAATCATCACAAAAGATGGTGCGACAATTGCGAACTTTGTTGATTTAGAAGACCCCTTTGAAAATTTGGCAGCGCAGATTGTAAAGCAGGCTGCTGCAAAAACAAATCAAATTGCTGGCGACGGCACAACAACATCAACAGTTTTAACCAGGGCAATCTATAAAAGAGCGTTAAAGTATGTTAATAGTGGTGCTGCTCCGGTTGATTTAAAACGTGGCATGGACAAAGCGAGAGAAGATATTGTTGACATCATTAAACAAAACGCCACAAAGGTTTCATCTATGGAGAACCTTAAACATGTCGCCACGATCTCAGCGAATGGTGATAAGGTTATTGGTGATCTGCTTGCCACTGCAATTGAACAGGCAGGTGTTGACGGCGGTATTAAGATTGAGGATGCTAAATCTTCCCAAACAACTCTTGAAATGGTTGAAGGTTTTATTTTTGACTCAGGATTTGCATCTCCACGATTCGTAAATGACGAGCGTAGAAATACAGTTAATTATGACAATCCAATATTCTTTATCACCGACCATAAATTAGAACATATTGAGCCTGTACTGCCTATCCTTGAAGTAGCAGCAAGAGAAAACAAGCCACTTCTTATTGTTGCAGATGAGGTGGAAGGTCAGTTCTTAGCATCACTTATTATGAATTCTGTTCGTGGATCAATGAAAGTCGCTGCTATAAAAGCACCACGTTATGGCGAAGAGCGCAGAGAAATTATGCGAGACATTGCACTCGCAACTGGTGGAACCTTTTTTACCAAAGAAAGTGGGCGCGATTTTTCAACCTTTAAATTGAAAGAATTTGGTTCTGCTAAATCCGTTGATGTTACAAAGTTTAGTACAACAATCATCGGAGGTGATGCAGATTATGAAGTAATAGAGGGGCGCATTGACATTCTAAAAGCGCGCATCAAAGAAGAGGTTGATCTCCAAGAATGTAATAAGATACAAGAACGTATTAATCGTTTGGTTTCAGCGGTCGCTATTGTTAAAGTTGGTGCTCCAACTGAAGTAGAAATGATCGAAAAGAAGCACAGAATTGAGGATGCCCTTGGAGCCGTCACAGCGGCCCAGAAACACGGCTTCCATGCTGGTGGTGGGGTTGGGCTTTTAAGGGCGTCCAAGGACGCCCAGGGCAATTCTGAGGCGTCTGAGGATATACAACTTGGATATAAGATTGTTGTCGATGCCTGCTCCGAACCGTTTCGTCAGATTTGCAGAAACTGTGGTCTGAGCGAGGATGTGCTTTTTCAAACCGTAATAGAACAAGAAGAACGTGATAGTGGCTACAACTTTGCCAATGGCGAGTTGTGCGATCTTATTGAGGAAGGTGTAATCGATCCTGTTTTGGTAACTTGCGTCGCACTTGAGAATTCTGTTTCTGTTGCAGGGACTTTGATTACTACCAACTATGCGGTGGTCGATCATGACTAAGAGGGTAAGACAAACAATTACAATTGATCTGAATCGTTTAGAGAGTGCTTTCATTTGGCACTTAAATCTGAATGATGCTTTACAAAAGCTATCTCAATTAGATAATATAAAGATAAAAAACAAAAAAGAGATTCTTGATTTGATAAGAGAGTGTAGGCTTCAATTATCAAGCTTGGACATGACTCTTTCTGAGTTTCAAGAAATATATGAAGCCCTTGTTGGGGAACAGAATGCTCCTACCGCAATGCCCGAACCAGAACCAGAGCTATTGCAAGAGGACTTGGAGAAAGAGATAGACGTTAGAATGATCGGAAATTTAATATCGAATCTCAATAGACCAGGGAAATGATTAATGACAAATCAACCGTTGTTCCAAGTCCAGAAACAAAAACGCGATTTGATCTTTTTAATCTACGGAGACCCTATGAAAAAAAAAGAAAGAAATGTTGGTGATTTAGTAAGTGTGATCGGTACCGACAACCTTGGAATTATTTTAAAAGTTCATGATAAAGCGGGTGATTCTAAGTTCTATTTAGTTTATGATAACACTACTCACAAAGAGCAATGGCTCCAAGATAGTTTTGTTTTT